AAACTTGCCTGTGGTTCTGCTTTCCAACCAATTGCATCTAAGATAAATCTCATTGGGTCTAAGAAAGTCTTTTCAAATTGTACTTCATAATCCACATACTGTTGTAATTTAAATTCTTTAGGTAGTGTAGTAATATAACTGATAACATCAAACTTAAATGGATTAGCAGGTTTTAGTTTGATAAATTTAATCTTGTCACCCTCTTGTATAATAGGGTATTTGTTTTGTAATTTAAATTGTTGTATTTGATAATTGTATATCAATGCACCTTTTACATGGATTGGCGAACCTTTAATAAAGATATTACTTGCATCACGGTATTTTTTTAGATTGTTACAAGACCTAGGAAATGCAATCGCCTCAGCCGGCAATTGTAAAAACTCTTTCTTAAAATCTGCAACTAGTTTATGCAAATCAGATTGTTCTTTAGACATAATAGTTTTGATTGCTTCTTTAATCTTTGTTCTACAAACCATAGGTGTTGATGATTTAACTGCCTCAATACCCATAAGTTTAAGTTTAGGGTCTGCAAGTCTGATACCTTCTTCATCTAATACATTTAACATATATCTTTTCTTTGCAACCCAAATACCTTTATTGGCGATTACTTCTCTCTTCATCACCATAGCATTTTTAAATGCGTTAGAATAATCTGCTAGTTCAGCAAAACATTTTTCAATAAACGGTTCAACTTTATTATCACAAACTTTACCTAAGAAGTCTGCAATCTGGTCATTTGTTTTGCCTTCACAAGTTTTCTGTACAAGTTTGTCAAATGTAACATAGATACTATCTGTATCAGACGCAACAATATAATCTATCTCACCTTTTGTTTGTAATACACCATTTAAATATTCATTAACTTTCTTCTCAATAAATCTAATAATAAATTGACCAGCGGTTGTAATACCACTTGCCTGTCTTACATCATAATATCTAAAGTATTGATTACCAACTGCACCATAAGCTGAGTTCAATGCAATCTTTCTTGCCCATTGAATATTGTGGCATCTTGCAATTTCTTTTTTAAGGTCTGGATTTTTAGTTCTTTCGTATTGTTGTTTTGCTTTCAACATACGCTTTTTGTAAATCACTCTTTCATTGTACATCTTCTCCATCATTTCAGGTAGAAAACCTTGACTATCATTTTTAAATTTTGCACCGTTTGGTGTAACACAAGCACCCTCAGTTTTAAGATAGTTAAGTGGTACTTTCATATCAATCATTCTATTTACATTAATACCGTGTGAAGATTCACCAATAATTTTCTCAGGCGAAATATTGTATTGAATAATAATATGTGGATATAGAGAGTTAATATCAAATGAAACAATCCACTTATGTTGACCAAGTTGTGGTTCTTTTACATAAGCGCCTTCATATTTTGTTTCTTTACTATGTTCTTCTCTTGGAGGTACACATATATTCTTTTGCATTAAATGGTTTGCAATCAATGTGTCCCATACTCGCACTTGTGAAAATATATCATCATAGTTTACTTTTGATTCATATGCAACAGTTAAACTCAAATCAATTAGACCAAGTTTATCTTCTAATGCATCAACAATCTCAACATCTTGGATATTATAATCAACAAATGATTGAAAGTCTTTGGTGTACCAATCTTTAAATGTATCATAAGGCATATCATCTTTACCACGACCAAGTTCTAGTTCACCAATAAAATCTAGTTTATAACTTTCTTGTCGTGTAGGAATAAACCATTTGTACAAGTCAAGGTAATCTAACATTACAATACCATACAATTGATAAACTGTTTGTGCTCTACCTCTTACAGTAATTTCTTCTCTATTGATTAAATTCCAAGGCGACATTCTGTTTGCAACTTTATCACCTGCAATCAGTTTAATTCTATTCATCAAATAAGGTAAATCAAAAAACTTAGTGTTCCAACCTGTGATAATATCTGGATAGTTTTTTAACCAGAATTTCATAAACTCAAACATCAATTGTTTTTCGTCTTTACATTTTACATATGTAACATCTGTTCTTTCAGTTGTAAAATCACCAACACCCCAGGTTAATATCTGTTTGTTAGATTGGTTTTTAACTGTAATACACAACAACTCTTCAATAGGATTTTCTACATCTGGAAATCCATTTTCACAAGTTGTTTCAATATCAAGTGTAAAGATTTTAATGTGGTCTTTATCCCACTCTATCTCTTCAGGATATTCTTGGCCGATATATTGATAATGGTATCTTTCAAGGCCAAAGATAGGTGAGTTTTCAGTTGCAACATCTCGTCTAAATCTACGAGCTGCGTTAATGTCTGTGAATTCAATAGGCTTTAGAAACTGGCCTTGTAGTGTTTTGTATTGTGAGTGTTCTTGTGTTAATGCATAAAGAGTAGGACCAAAGTCTATCTTCTCTTTATAATCTTTACCATTTAAGACACCACGAATTAATAACTTGCCTTTGTGTTCAATTACATTCTTATAAAAGTTCATTCTTTCTCAACTTCACCGTTACATTATTTAAACTATCATCTAATTGTATTTGGCAGGCCAACCTTGACTTGCCTTCAATATAGTCTTTTTCATATTCTAATAAATCTTGTTCTAAAGAGTTTTCTTGTATTTTTAACCTATCACACCATACATCATCCACATAGATATGGCAAGTGCCACACGCTTGACAACCACCACAATCAGCAGGAATTTCTGGTAAATCCAGTTCTTTCGCAGCTTCCATAACGGTATAGCCAACAGGCATATCTACCGAAAGTGTTTCGGTACCTCTTATAAAATTAACTTTTACCATTACGGTAATTTAGTTTCAGTAATTAGTTCTTTGTTTGGTGTTAAAATACTACTTGTATTTGCTTGATATGATTTTAAAATATCTTTTTTAGGGGTCATTATAGTAACAACCTTACTGTCATCTACAATAATTTCATCCTCTTCAGCATAAGGCATCCAAGGGCTCATCATTAATTGAACCGGTTTTCCTGGTCCTTGTTGCATTGGAATTATTACAAATGCTTTTTTAATTGTAACCTGTTGTTGGCTCCATTCTACTTTACCTATAACATCTTCACCGGTAATCATTCTTACTATTTTCACTTCACTCATTTTATCTCCTATTCAATACTATATTTTGTTGTTACGATATATCTCCTTGCTGGGTTAATCATAACATTTACCCGTTTCATAAATCCACGGTTCATCAAAATTAGAGACCTCTCATCTCTATCGTCTAGTGTAAATTTTACATCTTTGTAAACTGTACCTAAAAATTCTACATCTAATTGTATCACATATCTTTCTTCATCATAATCACGCATACCACCAACACCTACTTTAATTTTTTCAAGTATATCTGAGGTAATGGTTTTACCTAATAAAGTCCAAGTAATCTTTTTACCATTTACTTTAAACTTATCTGCGTGAATAACAGCAAATGCTGAATTACCTGTATCCCATTTTGCTTCAATTTCACCAAATGGTTTGATATTAACAATTTCTCTATGGCCAATTTCTGTTGGCACTTTAAATCTGTTTTTTGGGTCTTCAAAATGTTGAATGACCTGTTTAATTAAATTTTCTCCAGTAGCTTGCTCAATACCTTCCGTACCTGGCGAGCTGTTGACTTCAATAACATATGGTGGTATTTTTTCTCTATTCTTACTAGGAATAAAATCAACGGCAACATAACTACCGTTAACAGCCTTAGCCGCAAGTATGCACTGTTCAATCTCCAACTCCGTAAGTTTGAACATCTTAACTTTTCCACCTTGTGAGAAATTTGACCTAAAATCACCTTTGATTACCTCTCTTTTCATAGATGCTAATATTTTACCACCTAAAACTAATACTCTAATATCACCATCAGTTTCAATATATTCTTGTATTAAAAGTTCTGCGTCATCATCTGTTTTATATTGTAACTGTACAATACTATCTAATGACCTTTCACTTTCAATAAACAATACACCAACACCTTTACTACCTCGTAAAGTTTTCATAATGATAGGATAATCTCTATCTAAATTTTCAACTGCTTTTTCCACACCGTCTTTGTTTGGTATTAATACTGTGTGTGGTTGTGTTAAACCATAATCTGCAAGTCTTAAATAAGTTCTATATTTGTCCGCACAAATATTTACACATTGTCTGCTGTTAACACAGGCAACACCAGCTTTTTCTAATTGAGATAATAAGTCTAACCAGGAATCTTTTCTTGTAACAGAACCACGGACAATTGCAACTGTATTTTCATCATTGATTTCAAAACCTTTATCATCATCTATATTATGAATAGTTTTAACACCATCTTCATTTTTGATATATGCACCATCAATAAAGACTACATAAGTTTTATGACCTAACTTAGGTCCTTCTTCTTGTATTCTTTTTGCTGTATGGAATAGTTCAGAATTTTCTGGTTCATCAGATAGTACCAGTATTCTTAACTTATCAGCACCCTTGGCTTCA